AAGAAAGTGGGTGTTGTGCGACACGCCGATAAGAAACTTACGAAGCAACAACTCACCGATATAATTGGTAGACGTCTTCATTCCATGAACGTACATGAACCAATTAAATTAAGGTCTGTTCAAAAGAAACAGATTGAGAAAAATGCGTTTAATAATAACGTAAATTTGGTCAATAACCTGAACGTGAACCGACTCAATAACAATTTGAACAACGTGAACAACGTGAATAACTTGAACAACGTAAATCAAGTGAACAACAACGTCAATCGAGTGAACAACAACGTCAATCGAGTGAACAACAACGTCAATCGAGTGAACAACAACGTCAATCGAGTGAACAACCGTGTCAATAGAGTGAACAACCGTGTCAATAGAGTAAACACAGTAAATAACTTGAGTTCTAAAATAAAAAAGAACGAAAAACCACGGTTTTTAAACGGGGGTAATGTAAAAACGTCTACAAACAACAAACCAAAATCAAATATAAAAGCGTTTACAAGTAAAAAAACAAAAAGACCATCATTTTTAAATAAAAGTTTTATACAAACAAACACAATTAAACCTAAAAATGGGTATGTTTTCAAGACCGGAAATAAGGGGACAGGTATGTATATAAATAATAAGGTGGTCCAAGGTCCCGTAGGCCCCCCAGCTCCAGCTCCAGCTCCAGTTCCAGCTCCGGCTCCGGCTCCGGCTCCAGTTCCAGTACCAAATAAACCAAATAAACCAAATAAACCAAATAAACCAAACAAACCAAACAATATTGTAAATAAACCAAACAATATTGTAAATAAACCAAACAATATTGTAAACAAACCAAACAATATTGTAAATAAACCAAACAATATTGTAAATAAACCAAACAAACCAAATGTACCAAATAATAAAAACGAAGCAAACCGTTTGGCGAAGGAAAAGGCAAACCAAAATGCTAAAAATGAAGCAAACCGTTTGGCGAAGGAAAAGGCAAACCAAAATGCTAAAAATGAAGCAAACCGTTTGGCGAAGGAAAAGGCAAACCAAAATGCTAAAAATGAAGCAAACCGTTTGGCGAAGGAAAAGGCAAACCAAAATGCTAAAAATGAAGCAAACCGTTTGGCGAAGGAGATGGAAGGAATTGAATCTAAACGTTTATGGAAAGAAGCACAAGAGAAAAAAGAAGCAAACCGTTTGGCAAGGGAAAAGGCAAATCAAAACGCTAAAAATGAAGCAAACCGTTTGGCAAGGGAAAAGGCAAATCAAAACGCTAAAAATGAAGCAAACCGTTTGGCAAGGGAAAAGGCAAATCAAAACGCTAAAAACGAAGCGAACCGTTTGGCGAAGGAAAAGGCTAAAAACGAAGCAATTCAAATAAAAAAAGAAATTGTTCAGCGTCTGAGAAATGGATATAACGTAAACAACACTGTAGCCAAGAATATTATAAATAGGTTTGAAAAGGGTGGGATGTTTGCACCAAAAACAGAACAAAATACTATAAATAGAATTACAAAGGCGAAGAAGAAAATATCAAACAAAGAGGAAAAAAATAATACATCGGAAGAATCTAAACGGCAAAGAAAGATAAATGCTAATGCGTTACGAGAAAATTATGCAAACAATGCAGTAGCATTGAAGATCATAAACAGTTTTGAAAAAGGTGGGATGTTCGCTCCTATTACAAAACAGAATACTATAAACAGAATTACAAACAAAAAACAGAAAATAACTGGGAAGCAGGAAAAGAATAATGCATTAGAAGAAGCTAAACGGCAAAGAAAGATTGATGCTAATTCGTTAAGACAAAAATATGGTAATAATGCGAATGCAAAACCAATAATTAATAAATTTGAAAAAGGTGGAATGTTTGCACCAAAAACAGTTGCGAACGTCAATTCAAAAATTATTAGTATACGTAAAAAACAAGCTGTGTTAAATAAAAAAAGAAATGCGAAGAATATGAAAAATCGCGAAAACTTTAATGCGAATACTGCTTTAAATAATTTACAGAAACAAAATAATATAAAAGAAAAACAAAATAAATTCAATAAAGCGGCGAAAGAAGCTGAAGAGGCTAAAGCAAAGGTCATAGAACAGAAGAAAAAAGCAGATGAGGCGAGAAAGCGGGCAGAAGAAGCAAACCGTAAAGCGAAAGAACTTAATATCAAAGAAAAACAAAATAAATTTAATAAAGCCATGAAAGAAGCTGAAGAGGCTAAAGCAAAGGTCATAGAACAGAAGAAAAAAGCGGAAAATGCTAAAAAACGAGCAGAAGAAACACAAAAATTTGCTAAGGAAGAAGCCAACCGAAAAGCCAAAGAACTTGCCGAACAGAAGAAAAAGAAGGAAGAAATGATCGCAAAAAAGAAGGAAGAGGCACTCGCAAAAAAGAAAAAGGAAGACGAAGAAAAGAAGAAAAAGGAAGCCGAAAATAAAAAGAAAGCTGCACAAAATACACAAATGCGTGCATCTCTTACTAAAAAGGTTAAATCGACACAAATGGACCAAAAAGTTAAAAATAAATTATTGAACCAACTCAAAAATTACAGTGTTCAAATTCGAAATGTTGCACCAGGTATTGAGCAAACAATCAAATCGGAAAAATTGAACGGTAATTATAATAATGCAGAGAACAGAAAGAAAAGACAGGAAGTCAAGAAACAACTTGCAACGTATATTTCTAAAACGTATCCAAATATGTCGAAAGCTAATCGTGGTAAATATATTCAACGGGCGAACCTTACACAATGGAGAAAGGGATTCCTTACAGGAAGTCAAGGAATGGGTGTAAATCAAGCACTTGAAAGAATCAAGGGAAATATCCGCGAAAATATGAAATTGAAAAAGCCACCTCCTCCACCACTTCCACAAAAAAATAAAAAAGCGAACCTTAAGAAGTTGGTGAACAATACCATGAAAGGTCGCGCGGCTAAAAATGTAAGTAGACTCAAAAAGAATATCAATGAAGGAATATCCGAAATGGCAGTCAAGACCCGAATTGCACAATTGAATAAACAGACGAAGTATCAGAAATAAATTAATATAAAGAATCAAACTAATATATAATAAAAAAGAATGAGCATTCAACCAGTATCACAAAAAATGAAAAATTTGAGACGTTATGCGGCAATTCACATGCCTTTCGAAGCCGTGTTAGTAGCTTTAGGAACCATGACAACTTGGTATGGAGGAACTTTCCCAATTTTACCATTGGTAGGTTCTTCTGTATTAGTTTGTTGTGGAAACTGTTGTTGTACGAGTAAAGGGGGTAAAGGGGCTGCTGTAACTTATTTAACTATGAATTGTGTTGCATTTTTGGGTTCCATATGGGATTATTTTGCATTGAGTCACGTTAAAGCACATTGTGATGATATCGGAGATTGGGTAGAGGTGGACGAATACTGTAACTACGTAGATGCTGCTGCCGCATTTGCAATAATTTGCTTCATTTTGAGAATTATTGGTATAATTATGGCAAGTTGTAGTGCATGCGGTCTCTCACCAGAAAAAGAACCAGAAACGATAACCGAAGCACCGGTAGCGGTTACAATTTAATTATATATAAAAGAAATAATCTAATCAATAATAAAACATGCACAGAGGTTTATCATCCGTTATGATGAACTACGCGCGTTCTATTAGTGATGAAAAGAAAGCAAAAACTATCATTAAGGGAAACAAATCGGGTAAAATTACGGGGAGTCGTGATGACATGCACGAAAAACTCGTCTATAAATGCGGGTTAAAAAGACGTCAAGTATGGGATACAAATTCAAAATCCTGGTACACGAAAGTCTATTATGTAGATGGGTCGAGTTATAATCCCGTTTTGTTTCATAAAGGTAAGATCGATAAGAACCCGTTTTTTAAAGATTAAGGAGTCGTCTCCATTTTTTTCGATGGCCTTTCTATATCTTCATGTCTTATGATAATATCGTAATTAGTTCTGTGTATATTATCTGTCATGATTAATCTACCTTCATCTTCATCTGTATCATGTATTCTTATAGATAAATAATACCTATGTGAACATGGGTCTATCATAGCCGATGATAATCTCAAATTCCGGTTTATTGTGCCGATTTTGAGTTT